TAGACCCTGTGCCAACTTTGTAATAAAAAGCTGGAATCCAAACCATAACTGAACCATCGGAATACTGGTAGTTGCCATAGTTATCAGAAGCGGGGTCGTTATAACCCTGTAATCCGCCCATACCTGTAGGTACTCGTGGGCAGATACCAACACCAAAACCACGCTGACCAGCAACACCAATATCGTTAATGCCATTGGTATTACCAGAAGCAATACGAATCCCGTAAGGGAAGTTTGCTGGTTGATTATTCGGTGCTGCGAAGTTGTCAAATACGGCTGTGCTCATAATATTAAATTCCTCTTAAAGTTGAATTACCAAGTCCTGTGATGGTTACATCTGGTGAAATTTCTACAAAGTCGATCAACAAAGCATTCATTCCATCGGGAATATTGATGCTTTGCGTGATTTTGTTAGGGTGCATAATTAAATTGCCATAAACAATCTGCGCTGCTGCCGCTGCCGAAGCTGCTGCCGCCATAGCTGAATTGCTTGATTCTGAAGCTTTGGTGGTCGCTACTGCAGCGGAAGCGCTGGCTGAATTAGCAGAAGAGCTTGCTTCGTTTGCTTTGGTAGTAGCAATTGTGGCTTTATCGGTGGCAATCACCGCCTGGGCGGTTGCTAAAGTGACTTGGGCTGCACCATTACTGGTGGCTAATGCTGCTTGCGCTGTGGCAGTTGCAGCAGAACCGCTTGCCGAACTTGCCGAACTTGAAGAGTCTTGGGCATACTTCTTGGCAGAATATTCAGCACCATCTACTGTGCCAGAAGTCTTGGTAGCCCAATCTTGCGCTAAATTTTTAGAATTATTAGCATTTACTGCGGAATTGTTGGCGTTGGTTGCTGCAACCTCGCTTGACGTTTGCGCAGTCTGTGCAGCATTTTTAGCATTGACTGACAATACTTTAGAGGCCTCTGAAGCTGTTGCGCTATTTGATGCTGCTAATGCGCTGGCTGCTGCATTATTGGCATTAAGCACTGCAGCATCACGCGCTGTCTCTGAGCTTACTTTGGCTGCAACTGCAGTATCGCGGGCAGTATTGGCAGAAAATGCTGCATTATTTGCTGAATATGCTGCTGTTTGCGCTGCGACTGTAGCGGCATTCACGCTCGCTTGTACGGCATCAAAAGCGGAATCATCTAAGGCATCGGCAGTCACAATGCCATTGACTAATTGTCCGTCGTCACGCTGGATTAATTCGAGGTTATCTCGAATCTCATTAATAGAAATTGCAGCCGCATCGAGCTCCAAATTGATCGCACTGTTGTCGGTATCGTCGCCTGTGCGGTCTGTAAAGTCGGTTGCTCGGTTATACGCTTGCGGCTGCATAGTTGCTCCTGGTGTTGTTTACTACTTAGGCGTTTGCTGCTTCTTGTGCTGCTGCTTCTTTTTCAGCTTTAGCAATTGCCGCTTTTTCAGCTTTAGTCAAAGGCTTTTCAGCGCCTTCGTCTTGGGCTGCTACTTCTGACTTCTCAACGATCTCAGTCAAACGCAGGCCGTCATCTTCACCAAAGATCTTGGCGATCAATTCAAAGCCATACTTAGCGCATAAACGCTCGTATTCGCCTTCTGGTTCGATCTCAATCGTGCGTAATACTTCATTGACAGTAATGTTCTCTTTGCCAAATAGGTTTTTCAATACGGGGATTTCGTACTCTGGCACTGTGACTGGAGTAATAGTTTGTGCATCACGGCGTACTGTGACGCTATGCAATTCCACGTTAATTTTGCTCATGTTGTTTTCCTCGATTTTTTATGGGTACTACCAACTTCAAAAAGCCCCCTCTGGGTTAGCAGAGGGGGTGGAACGAATCGCGATTAAGCGATTGCGAGGACAGCCTGCGCGTTAGAACGGCTCAAAGAGAGCGCCAAACGCAAATTGACCATCGCGTACATTGCCAATACGTCGTGTGGACGGATTGGAGTCACAATATCAATGTCATCATCGCGTAACTTCAGGTACTTGGTATTGAGGAAGTAGCAACGCTTCTCCCACTCAACCGCTGGAGTTTCCAAAGCATCTAAATCTTCAAAGGACGGATCCCAGATGATTTCTACACCTTTGAAATACAAGCCAGTGTTTACGCCAGAGCCCACACCAGCGTCCAAGGTCTTGACGTTTTTCGCGTCAGCCATGTTCGTTACTGTGATTTCTTTGCGATACGCATCGATAAACTTGCCACCCGCGAGGATGAAGTTAGGGCTGCCACCGTGCTTGATTGCTTTACGCCATTGGTATTCCATGCGCTGAGCCAGGTTTCCTACTGTGCCAGTAGAAATTGCTGTTTCAGCACTGTTACGCCAATAGGTTGCAGAAGCACGATCGAGGCCACCAACCACACCAGTTGTAGGAGCAATCGATACCAATGCGTCCAAACCAGTTACTGCGTCTGTGGAAGCTGCGCCGCTGCGGTGCAATTCAAAGTCCAGCTTTTGCATAAAGCCTTCTTTCAAGCTTTCCATCTGCTCATCGAGCAAGTTCAACAATTGAACCTTCTCGTTTTGCTCAAGCTTGTAAGCACCGCGCTCACCTTCACGAACCTTAATACCGTTACCGAATAGGCGGTCATAGTCGATATACAAGCCATCGACAGCACGACGCCATGGGAAGGCAGCTTGCTCAGTGGTATTGCGCTTGTTGAACGTGACAGCAGCTTCGCCGTAAGCCCAGTTAAAGTTAGAGCCGTATGTTTTACGGATGTTTTCTACTACGTTTTGCTTAGCGCCCAAGAAGGTTTTACGGCCTTCCATGAGTTTTTTAAGCAAAGGACGCTCAGTGGCGATTTGATCCACTGGCATGTTACGCAAGTATTCGTCAAGGGAAACCTTGGCTAATTCTTGTAAGTCACTATTTGAAATAGGCATTTTGTCGCTCCGAATTAAAGGTTAAAAAGTTACATACCTTCAACACCGCTGATAGAACGCAAGGCTATCGATTCAGATCGTTAGGTTCGGCAGCGATCTCCGATTACGCATTCCCTATTGACCTTTGCGCTACTGGACGCGACCCCAGCGGTACAGCGACAAATTTCAGTGTGTCAAAAACTGGTTACTTAGCGAATCAACTCAAGTGGCGATCCTTGATTACGCACATTTCAATTCACTTTGCAACCAATCTCTGAACTGGTGAAACAATTATCAGAGGACGTCAAGCCCCCTGAGAATTTTTGTTACATCGATTTCATTTTCTTAGCTAGGTTGTTCATCGACTTAGAATCACTGCGAGTCAATTCACCTTCGCCGACTTCATCTTCGTCTAGCTCTAAGTCCATGTCGGTAATCTGCAATTCCACTGAGCGGCTGGTATCGCGCTCATTCGCGGATTCGCGCACGGCGATGACCTTTACTTTGCACTCGATCATGATTTCGGAGCCCACGGCAGGCAAGGTTTTAATACCTAGCTTGTCCAAGGTTTCTTTATTCAGGTCAATTCGCGTACCCCAGGGATAACCATCCCCAGGGCTATCAGTTGCTAATTCTGGTGAATCATTCTTCTTGCTCTTAGCAAGCTTGAGGCTAGTCATGCCCATGGTATTTCTCCTTAGTTAAATGCTTTAAATACCCATTGAATCCAGGCGTGACGCTACTCGATCAATTGGTGTTTGGCCTGAAGTGCTTGGCGCTCCCAATGTTGCTGGGCGTGAGCGTAGCGGTTGTGGCTGCGCTGCGGCTGGAGCCTTGGGCACTACGATGTTGTCGTACATCAGCTTTAAGGTATTAACCCATTGATCTGGCTGGTAAGTCGATACAAAGGCTTGCAGATTGGCAGGGTTTTTAAAGTGCTCGCTAATGGCTTTCAGCTTAATTGGGCTGTCGGCTTCATTGGCACGGGTATTGAGATACGCCTCCATCTGGGTGGCTGCACTCTGTACGGTTTTCTGAAATTGCTCTTGATTCTGGGCGCTTTGTTGCTGCGCCTGGGCTACTTGCTGCTTTTCAGCATCTTGCTTACGATATTTAGCAAGCTCTAAAGCGCGATCTTCGGTGATCTCCATGTTCTCAACAGCTTGCTTGAGGTCATCATGTCCTGCTAATAGATCCACGCCAGGCGCTTTTACACCTAAACGCTGCGCAAGAATGGCGCGTTGATTCTCGACCATTTCAAAGGCAACACGTAAATCCTTCTCATCGCCAGAATTCATGAGACGACCAAACTCTAAAGTCTGGGCAAACTCTTCTGGGCTCATCTTGGTATCGGTAATGAGCGCTTTAAATTCGTTAATGTCGGACTCTAATTGCTTGCGCTCGCTAAAGACTTGACGAATACGCTCCTTGCCGCGATCTGATTTAACGCCATCGAGTAATTCGGCCTCTTCTTGCTCAGGTGTCTTTGGCTCTGCTGGTGGTGCTGGAGGCGCGGCGGGATCGATTGTGCCTGCTGGAGGATCTACTGGATCTGCTGCTGGTGGATCTGCAGGCGGAGTATCGCCTGACATTTCATCGAGCAAGGCCTTCATCTTGGATGAGGCAGGCTTATCCGTCGGCAAATCGTCGTTGCTAGTGTCCACTAACGCATCAGCGGCAGCCTCTAAATTACTGGCTGGCTCACTACCAGTATCAACACTGGTATCAGGTGCGTTGTTGTCGGTGTTGCTGGTATCTGCTGGCGCGTTATTAGTAACGTCTGGTGTATTGCTGTCCTCTAGTTGCATAGCTGTCCTTTTAGTTTTTTAGGGTTTACTGCATAGGTGGTAATGCGGGTGCTGCTGGATTTACTGCGCCTGGCATTGGCATTCCTGGCGGCATTCCAGGCAGGCCAGGCATACCAGGTGGCATTGCTGGCGCTGAAGGAATGAATTGCTCTACGTCTAAGCGCTCATCAAAGCGTTTAACGGTTTCTTTGAGTAGATTGATGATGGGCTCGGCATCCATGCCTTTGGCTTTGAGCTCAATAATCGATTGCACTTGGCCTTGAATAATCGGCAATAGCTTGCCCCAAGACTCTTGCTGCTCTAGTTTGTCGGGCGCTCCTGTGGTGCCTGCACGAATCGTCATTTCAATCATGTCAAACACACTGTCTTTAGAGAGCTCAGGCCAGTCAAAGCGTGGCACTTCTACCTCTACAGGAATACCATTGACAACCTTCATTTCTGTATCAGGCGCACCCATAATGCGTTCGACCTGAGTAGGCGTCATTTCTTGCAAGAGGATCTGCGCAGCGTATTGGGCAATCTCTTGCAGCCAATCTTCCACTTGATCTCTAAACTCAGATACGCGCCCAGAAAGACTTTGATTGAGGATATTGGCCTCAGTCGCGGTCTTAGGTTTAACTACTGTTGAGCGTGCAGCATCTTGCAAGCCAGTGACTTGCTCCCAGTCATAACGCACAGCGCTAGTGTCATAGACCTGTGGATCAATTTTCGGGTGATTGCGCTCGGTAATGAATTGATTGAGCGGTTTACCTTCGGTATCGACAATCGTGATCTCGCCTAGCTTGGAATCTTCATAGCGACGAATCGACTTCTCACTGATCTCACCACTGGCAATCCAGCCTGGTAAGCACAATTCGCGGTGTTCGTTAAAGCGATCACGGGCTAAATTGTGTTCAGCCTGCAATCGCTCGGTCAGATCCACTAAGCTTGGGGCTACGAATTGACCGTCCACTACCTGATAAGGCAGTAAAAAGAATGGGAACCAACGCTCGCCCACTTTATTTGGGGAATACGGCTCACGCAACCAGTAATCGCAACCTTCTGCCAAGGTGTAAACACTCTGGGTATTCTTATCCCAGATTTCCATAATGGCAATTTGCTTATCTTCTTCTAGGTTCGCTGCGCCTGTAGCCATG